TGTGCCAGAAGGTGAAAAGATGCCGTCTAGCAAACTGGCTGCAGCTGCAAAAAAACCCGGCAAGATGGGTAAGCGGGCTAGGCTAGCGGAAACCTTGAAAGGGTTGAAGAAATGAGTTTTGTTATTACTTGGTTATTTGACAAACTTGGCTACATGCCTAAAATTAAAGTAGATGTCGGTAGCATTGCGTATAAAGCATGGCCTTTCCCTGTAGAATCAAAAGCGGAAGAAACGCCGGTAAAGAAATCGGCTGTTAAAAAAACAAGAACTTTGCCGTCTAGAGCAACTATTGCTAAAACTGCCCGTACAAAAAAGGCTAAGTGATGACCGTACCATCCCCTCTTACCACAGGCACTACGTTATTTAATCTAGATTTAAATGATCTGATTGAGGAAGCGTTTGAGCGCTGCGGTAAAGAGCTACGTTCTGGTTACGACTTTAGAACTGCAAGACGTTCTTTGAATTTGCTAACTGTTGAGTGGGCAAACCGCGGCATTAACATGTGGACTATTGAGCAGGGAACTATTAATTTAGTTCAAGGACAAACTACCTACGCGTTGCCTACAGATACTATTGACCTCTTAGAGCACCAGATTCGTACACAGGCAAATAGCCCATCTAATCAAACGGATATAAATATATCCAGAATTTCAGTATCTACTTATTCAACAATCCCAAACAAGCTATCCCAAGGTCGGCCAATTCAAGTCTGGATTCAACGTTTATCTGGCCAGCCAAACAATAGCACGTATACATTAGCTTCTACCATTTCAGCAACAGACACAACAATTACTCTTTCTGACACAACTAACCTGGCTTCAGCCGGTTTTATTCAAATTGACAATGAGATCATCGCCTATGGCTATGTATCTGGAAACCAAATAGGTTTCTGTGCTCGTGGGCAAGCGAATACAACTGCAGCAGCTCACACTTCAGGCGCAAGTATATACGTTCAAAATCTTCCAGCGGTGTCAGTCTGGCCTACACCAGATGGGTCACAACCATACCAATTTGTGTATTGGCGTTTGCGTCGTATTCAAGACGCTGGGGATGGTGTAAATATCCAAGATATTCCGTTTCGTTTTGTTAACTGTTTAGTTGCTGGTTTGGCGTATTATTTGTCAATCAAACTACTAGGAGTAGACCCCCAGCGCATCGCCGGTTTAAAGGCAGATTATGAGCAGCAGTTTCAGTTAGCGTCAGAAGAAGATAGAGAAAAAGCCCCAGTTCGGTTTGTACCACGTAGGATGTTTATTGGGGGTTATTAATGCCTAATAAGTTTGCTTCTGGTAAGTATGCAATTGCAGAGTGCGATCGGTGTGCATTTAGATATAAGTTGGTTGAGTTACGTACGGAAATCATAAAGACGAAACCCTACCAGCTAAAAGTCTGTAATACCTGCTGGGACCCTGATCAACCTCAGTTACAATTAGGGATGTATCCTATCAACGATCCCCAGGCAGTACGGGAACCAAGACGGGATTTGAGTTATGTACAGTCAGGTTTGACGGCGTATGGGTATCAGGCTGGAGGCAGCCGAGATACTCAGTGGGGTTGGAATCCTGTAGGACAGGGGTATGACTACAATGAAACGCCGAATTATTTGGTTGGGCAAGGGCAAGTTGGAACAGTAACAATTAACTAGGAGTAGGACATGGGATATAAAAGCGCAGCCGATGGCATAACAGGTAAAGGTAAAACTAAGGGCAAAAACCTTGGCGATTCCGGTTCAGATGTTGGCATCGAAATGGGTAAAAAAGTTGGTAAGGGCACTGCTGGCGGTAAAACCGATGCAGACATGCTATCAATGGGCCGTAACTTGGCTAAAGTTAAAGCAAACGGAAAATAATCATGGCTATTAACAACAAACCTGCATCTAAATACGCACAGCCCCATACAATGAGTGGTAAGGCTGTTGGTAATGAACTGCCAGCTGAATCTACAGAATCCGGTAAAGATTACATGGATGAGATGAATATCTCTATTGCTAACGTTAGTAAGGGTAACTACAAGCCTACCAAGACTTCTGGCATTGAAATGCGCGGTGGTAAAGCTCAGACTAAAGGTAAAATGTCACGTGGGCCAATGGCTTAAGGGTAAACCCTGATGAACTACGAAACGTTATATAACTCGATCCAAGCGTACGCTGAGAATACTGAACAGCTGTTTGTGGCTAACATTCCTGTATTTGTTCAGGAAGCTGAAGATCGCATATATAACTCCGTAAACCTACCATCGCTACGCAAAAATGTAACAGGTACACTAACTGCTGCTAACCAATATATTTCACTGCCTAGCGACTGGTTGGCTAATTATTCATTAGCTGTTATTGATTCTACAAATCGATATAACTACCTGCTTAACAAAGATGTTAACTTTTTGCGGGAAGCGTACCCCTCGGTTGTGTACACAAGCCCAACATACCAGGGTACACCGCAGGGGGTTCCAAGGTATTACGCTTTATTTGGTTCACAGCTATCCAACGTCAATGAAATGACACTGATGGTAGCCCCAACACCAGATGCTAACTACACAGTAGAGATGCACTATTTCTACTACCCGCCAACTATTGTTCAGGGTCAAATTGCCACGCTAGGCGCTATTACTGCCGGTTCTTTATATACTAATGGCGTATACCAAAACGTAGCCTTAACAGGCGGCTCCGGCGCTAATGCAACTGCTGATATTGTTGTTACTGGCGGTGTTGTAACAAATGTTAGCCTTAAGTTTGGCGGCAATTTCTATGTGGCTGGAGATATTCTTTCTTGTTCTTCCCTTGGTTCTACTGGTGCCGGTTTTTCTATTCCAGTATCCTCCGTATCAAATGCAGCTGGAACAAGCTGGCTCGGCGATAACTACGACCCGGTTTTGTTTTACGGTTCTATGCGTGAAGCTATGCTATTTATGAAGGGCGAGCAAGACTTAATTGGCTATTACGAATCTAAATACCAAGAGGCTTTACAGCAACTTGTTCGTCTTAGCGAGGGGCTTGATCGTGGTGATTTCTACAGAGATGGCCAGACTAAACTTAACGTTAGCGGAGCTAGGCCTTAATGTCTATAACGCAAGGTCAAACGACCCAATTTAAAGTAAACCTACTTAGCGGGCTTGAAAACTTTGCTTCTGGTACCCCTTATACATATAAGATAGCGCTCTATACTGGTAATGCGGCTTTGAACAATGCTACGGCTACTTACACTACTGCCAATGAAATAACTGGCGCTGGTTATACAGCTGGTGGTAAACCCTTAACAATAACCCAAGTTCCAGTTGGGGATTTAAATAGCAATACTGCCTATATATCATTTGCACCCGTAATTTGGACTGGCGCTAGCTTTACTACCAGGGCGGCTCTGATTTATAATAGCAATACAAATGCGTCTATTTGCGTATTGGATTTTGGTTCGGATAAGACTAATACCCAAGCAGGAACATTTACAATAACTTTCCCAACACCCACGGCGACTAACGCCATTATTAGAATTAGCTAGGAGTAATTATGAGTTCTGAAATTACAAAAATGGGCGATAGCTTCGGAGCTAGTGCTTCTTATGGTGGCGGTGCCGCTGAAACTGTTGGACTTGAAGGTACATACGTAGCCACTTGTTTTGATGCTAATGGCGTTGAGAAGTGGTCTGATACCTTTGAAAACCTAACAACTAACGTTGGGCGTAAGAGCCTAATGGATTCATACTTTGCCAATACTGGCGGTGGTGCGATTGTTATGGGTTTAGGAGGCGCTAATGGATCAAGTACGTTTACCCCTGCTTATACAGACACACAAAGCTCGCATGCTGGTTGGTATGAAGTTGGTGGTACTAATGCTCCTACTTACTCAGGCACACGCAAGACCCCAGCTTTCTCAGCCGCAACAAGTGCTAACCCTTCCGTTCTGTCAACCAGCGCTGCAGTGGTGTTTAGCATGACTGGCTCTGGAACTGTATATGGCGCATTTATTAACGTAGGTGGTTCTACAGCGATTGATAACACCACAGGCACTTTATTTAGTATTGGCGCATTTACTGCCGGTTCTAAGACTGTAACTTCTGGCGACACCATCAACGTAACTTATACACTCAGCGCTGCTGGCTAAGGAGCCGTAAATGGCTTTAGTACTAGCGGATAGAGTTCAAGAAACAACAACAACCACCGGGACAGGTTCAGTTACTCTCGGTGGTGCAGTCACGGGCTATCAATCCTTTGCTGTAATAGGTAATACCAATACAACTTTCTACTGTATCGCCGACCAAGGTGGTGCAAATTGGGAGGTTGGTATTGGCACGTACTCAACTACTGGCCCTACTCTTGCTAGGACTACTGTTCTTGCTTCTTCTAATAGCGGTAGTTTGGTTAACTTTACTGCTGGTGTCAAAACTGTCTTTGTTACATATCCTGCTGAAAAGTCTGTTAATTTAGACTCAAGCGGTAACGTATCAGCATTAGGTACTGTTGCTTCTGGAACTTGGAATGGTACTGCGATTGTTACCACTTATGGCGGTACTGGGCTTACTTCCTATACTGCTGGTGATTTACCTTATTACTCAACTGGTACTACGCTATCTAAGCTGGGTATTGGAACCAACGGCTATCTACTTACATCAAATGGTACTGCTCCAACATGGACTGCTAATACAAGCACGACAAACAACGAAGCGTACTTCTTATCCTTTATGATGGGCTAACATGACTACTTATTCAAATACCTCGTACGCAGTAAAGAACGTCAGCACGTCTGGCTCAACTGCTATCTCAAGCATTTCATCTGGTACTGTTGCGGTCTCAAGCCTTATCCTATCAAACACAGGTACATCACCAATCACAGTAAATGCTTATATCGCTCGTAGCTCTGTTAACTACTATTTGGTGTATCAGGCTACTGTTCCTGTTGGCGGCTCTTTAGAAGTAATTCAAGGAAACCGTGTAGTGATGTTAACTGGCGACTCTTTAACTGTTACATCTGGCACAGCCACTTCTTGTGACTGCTGGATTTCTGCTTTAACGGCGGTTTAATATGGCGTTTATTGGTAATACAGTACAGACCCAAGGATTTACACCTGCTGTTGATTACTTCAGCGGTAATGGCTCGACTGTAACTTTTACTTTGACTCGCCCTGTTGCTTCTGCGGCGCAGATGATTGTTGCTGTTGATAACGTCATTCAAAACCCAAGCTCTGCATACACCGTATCAGGAAGCGCAATCACATTTACAAGCGCTCCATTAGCTGGCACAAATAACATCTGGGTTGAATACACAAGTTTAATTACTACTTACAATGCAATTAGCCAAAGCCCTTCTGTTATTGGTGACATTACTGCTTCTGGGGGCTACCTTTCTACAGGTAGTTTTAATAACTCATTCCTTGATGGAACCATTGTTGATTATGTAACAGGTAATGGTCGTATTACTGTAGGTTCTGCTGATGGCTTTACTATTTATACAGGCGGCACTTCTGCTCGTTCAACTTTAGCTTCTTGGAGTTCTGCTGGTGTTTTCACTAATACAGGTGATGCTTCTATATCAGGTCTTACTGTTGGTAAGGGTGGTGGTAGTGCGGCAAATTCTACTGTTGTAGGTAATGGTGCTGTTGCTGCAACAAATACAGGTGATTATTTAACTTCTGTAGGCTATGCGGCTTTAGCTTCAAATACAAGCGGTGCAGGAAGCACAGCATTTGGATATTATGCTTTAAATGCAAATACCACAGGCAGAAATACTGGTATTGGAACACAGGCATTAAAAGTAAACACAACTGGTTCTTCAAATACGGCTGTTGGTGATTATGCTTTAGGTGCAAACACCACCGCATCTAATAACACAGCAGTAGGTTATCAAGCTGGTTATAGTAATACTGTTTATTCTTATCATACTTATGTTGGATATCAAGCTGGTTACTCAAATGTGAATGGTGTTTATAACACTTTTATTGGTTATCAAGCAGGATTTAATTCTAATCCAACAACTCCAAATACAAACTCATTAAATTGCTTTATTGGATATTATGCTGGTCAAGGAGTTACCACAGGAACACAAAATACTTTTATTGGTGGTAATGCTTCAGGCTATCAAATTACAACTGGTTCAAATCATACAATTATTGGTAATTACAACGGAAATCAAGGTGGTTTAGACATTCGCACCAATACAACAGGATTTGTTGTTTTATC